TGCATAATTATTCCACCCATACCATTAATAGTCCAAACTTCATCGTATTCATCGCTACGTATTCTAGAAAGCATATAGTCAGAAAAACTTAATCCTAACCCCACCATAGCAATTTTAGCACCAGCTAATTTTTTTGTCATGTTTTTTGTACTCTTGACATACCCATTCTATAGTTATCACTATTTTCCATACCCTCGGCATAATTTTTCAATCTAACTAAAGATTCTTGATATCTTTGTGTATACGTTTTAAATAAGTCGGCTTCACCTTTCATAAAAATATATGCCTCACAAAGCGTACCATATAAAAGTGCATCTGGTGCATTAGTGCCAAGCCAAGAAGTACCATCGCTAGTGGTAGTAATAGAAGTAGGCCGATAATAATAGTGCAACTCAGAAACAAAATCAGCGCTAGGAGTTGGAGCCAAGATAAAATTTTGAAAATCAAAAGGTGCATAATATTTAGGTTCTCCTGTAGTAGAATTACCAGCTGGTGTATATGTCTGTAAAAAGTTAACATCTTTTTGCAAAATAAAATTTACGTTCCCACTTGAATCTGTATAAGATAGTGAAAAAGAAGCTAGGTAATCTGTAGGCATACCTAAAAACTTATTACCTGTAGACATATTACCAGATACATTTTTACGAAAATAATCTAAATCAACAGATTTAAATATACGCTCTTCAGCATTTTTAATAAAAGTAGGAAGAGTACTTACAAAAGTAGTTTCACTGTTTTGTGTGTAATCTTGTACAGCTGTTTTAAGTGTTGTAAAAGTAAAACTCATGAAGTCACCACCGTTACTTCACCTATTGCACCAACTGCATGATAAGATTTATTTTCAATACCATCACCTAAAAATGTTTCACTAATAATTACAGGGTTTGGTTCTACTCTATCTCTTCTAGGTTGATATAAAGCCTGTGGTTCTAGGGGTGGTTTTTTAGGTTCAAGTTGTGGGTGTTTAGCTTCGTATTCTGATATGTGTACTATGTGTCCATTCCATTCTTGTATTCTTTCTTTATACGGAAACTCCATACCAGATCTATCTGATATAAATTTTGCATACTTTCCTGGAGCATATTTTGTCATATCACACCAAATTATAATAAGTAGAACTAGGTGTTAAACTTAAACTGGTTCTATCTCTATCTTCTGCAGCAGCCCTTTCAAACTCTTCTTCGTAAACAGCTTTCATCATTTTTGTAAGTGCTGGCGCTCTTTTCATAGATAAATAATAAGCTAATCCAGCAGTAAGACAAGGATAAAATCTAAAAGGCACATCTGCAGTATTTGTCATAGTATCAACATCTTCTATCCTACGCATTCTATCAAACACTAACAATAAAGAAGAAGAATTAGGTGTCGGCCATAGTTTTATTTTAGGAGTAATTTGCCTGTCTACGTAATACTGACTAGGTGTAGAAGTACTACGTTTATTAGATATATTAATAAATGTGTCTCTACTAATTCTAGATATAGAAGTATCAGCTTGGTTAGAAGTGCCTGAGTTTTGTCTAATTACAGCACTCAATACGTCAATACTAGATTGCACATCTTCAAAACTAACAGCACTGCTCAAAGTAGTAGTTGCACTACTTGTACCGCCTGTTAAAGTTTCACCACTTGTAAACGTACCGCTGGGTATCGTAATTGCTATAGAAGTAGAAGAAGGTTTACTTGTTATNCTTGCAGTAGCAGAACTAGTCCCACCAGTTAAAGTTTCACCAACACTAAAACTACCAGAAGCAGCTACCGTCATAGTAAGTGTACCCAAAGGATATTCTGCTATACCACTTGCTAATGTAATACTTTCTTGCGTCATAGTCCAACGATTTAAACCTCTATTAGCCCAATCAGCAAACAAAATATTTAAAGACCTTCTTGCAGATTGTAAATCATAACCTGTTCTAACTTCTAAACCACAACGCTCAAAAGCCTCTTCAACGTATTCAGCTACATCTAATTCAAAGTCTCTTGAGCCTGAACTTGCCATTATGTTTTACTCACTTTCTTTTTCACTTTCTTTTTTACTTTTTTTGTCTTTTTTGCTGCTTTAAAGTGAGCTTCAGTTGGAGCCCCTTTATCACCTTTCTTACGCATTTTTTCTCCACGTTTTCTTTTAGCGTGAATGTTAGCATATAAACCTTTTCTTGCCATCAGCTATTAGGACCTCTTACAACTTTGCCACCAGCAAACATTTTCTTTGGCACTCCGCCTTTAGCCATATTCTTTTTAGTCATGCCACTGCCCATCATTTTTTTAGGCACTACACCACCTTTAGCCATATTCTTTTTAGTCATGCCGCCACCCATCATTTTCTTTGGTACTACGCCACCTTTTTTATAATTTTTCTTTGACATTTTCATTCTTTTTCCCCTCCATCAGAGTATAGATTATTAAAAGTATATTTCCAGTCCATGTAACTATTATGGTCTTCAGCCGAATGAGTCCATTGGCTAGGTTTAAAATCTGGCGGACCTTTTCCAGTTTCCCATAAAGCAGGAGAGGTTGCTCTTACCCTGTTGTTAGGAAGTGCTACAATGTTTCCTGTCCACTTCCCTGCATCTGTTAATTCTAACACATGACTCTGTTTATGTTGCGCAGGATCATCTGCGATTTCATTACCTGTATAATCTACAGTAAACATATATCTAGCATTATAAAACTTTCCATCGATTTTGCAAGTCCAAGGAGAAGAACTCACTCTATCCATTTTTATAATCTCATGTTCTCTAGATGAACAATCCCAAGGTTGTACCATATATGTTTGCATAGGCTCAGGCCATTTATCTAATGCAACATCTGCAACAAGAGCAGTTATAGGCATTCTTGCCCACATTGCCCCACCATGAATATTTGGGTTATCTGTATCATCTGATTCACAACCAGTAAACACTACTTGAAAACTTAAACACCTATCTGGTATTGTATTGACAGCTATTGCCATTGCGTGTAAAAAATCACCATGATATTTTTGGTGATTAGCAGTAAACTCTCTTCGCACCCAACAATGAAAGTGTGGGATATTACTTATTAACTTTGGCATATCAAGCAGTCTTTGTAGTTTTCTTTTTTGGTTTTTTGCCTTTACCAAAAATATGAGCATCTACTTTTGCTGCTTTGCCTCCAGTTAATACTGAGTTTACTCTTGCCATAGCCCATTGGCTAGGTGTTGTTCCTGGACGATGTCCTGTTCTATAAGCAGCCAGTCCTTTATTGTATACTCTAGCAAGTTGTCCAGCTGTTACCTTTTTACCTTTTTTACGAGCCTTTGCTGCTTTTTCAGAAAGTGTCTTTTTTGTTGCTGCTGATAATGCCATGATTACCTACGCTTTCTTTACTTTTTTCTTTTTTGTTTTAGATTTTAAAATAGCTTTCTGTAAAGCTGGTGGTAACTTTTTTTGTTTTGCAGTCAAACCACCTCCGTTGCCTTTGGGCTTTTTACCTTTCTTTTTCATATCGATTGCAATCGCTGCTTGTTGTTTTTTAGTTTTAGCCATACATCCTCCTAAATTTTTTAGTATGTTTAGATTCTTTTGTTTTTCTTCTTTTACCAGATTTGGTGAAGTCTGTTGAAAATTTATTAGCAGAAGGGTCGTTTTCTTTTTTCTTTCTATTTCTATTTATTTCTTTTTTACGTTTTGCTTTATCAGATGATGAAAGTCCTGCAAGATATTTTTTAGGTATTTTTGGTTTTTTCTTTCTTCCGGGCTTGCTAATTTGTTTGCTCATTTGCGCTCTTGTTGTGACCATCCTTGCCTCTCTACAAATCTATCAAATTTATCTTCAAGTCTTCGTAGTAATGCAATAACCTCTTTATTTTCGTTATTTACCATATCACGCGTAGCGTATTCTTCTCTAGTTTTATTTAAAAGTATTTGAAGTCTTTTTACTTCTTGAAACATCTTACCAAATGCCCAAGCAGCTGGTGCGACCACCAATGTTAGAATAATATTCCAAAACATCATTGCATCTATTTCCATCCCTACCAAGCCTTGCAAGACCAATATCTTGCTGTTAACTTATCTTTAGCAGTAGCACAATTATGGCGAGCACGAAAGGATTTTCTTCTCGCGGGAATATCTTTTTTTATTTTCATATTAGGATCACCAAAGCGGACAAGTTTT